AGCTAACTAAGGCATCAAATTGAAATTGTGTCAAAGCAATTTTCACTGCCTTATTCACACATCCTTCAGCTATAGCAACATCCTTCTGTAGCTGCATGTCAATTTGCTCATCAGTCCAGACTAGCCCTTCGACTACTTCTGGACCTGTATGACCGACCCCAATTGTCCAAACCCCCTTGGTATCTCTGTAAGCCCTATGCCTAGCCCCCTCCCTTTCGTGGAGGGTTATTAGTCCGTTCTTAGATGTTTTCATTCTTGTCCTTGTAGGCGTAGAAGTTTATGAGTTGAGGCAATTGTACCTGCGGTAGCGTTGTACAAAGTCTGTGCAGTCTTTTGATCTACACTTCCCTCAAAGATCATCTTGTTAAGTAGAGACTCAAGCGTAGCTGGGTCACCTTGCACTTTAATGAACTTAGTAGCAAAGTCCTTGGGTATGGTTGAGTCCATAGCAAACTGCTTAGTAGCTTGCTCTACAACAGACTTCTGCTTGTCAGCATACCATTTGTTAATTTGAGCATTCTCCCACAGCTTTGACTTTTCTTTGGCTTCGTGCATTCCTGTAAGACCTAGAGTTTTCCAAACCTTATCAGCTTCATTACGAACATCCCCAATAGGTTTGCCAGTAGTGCGACTAATAGACATTTCCTCGCCTTTGGCATTGTCCTTACTAAACCAGCTTCTGTCTAGCACACCTGCAACTGAGTTAGGAGCAAGCTCCCGTACAAAGTTCTTAGTGTTGAATTCAGAAGGCTTCATAATAGCTTCTGCACCAGCGGTGGCAATATTTACAATCTTACCGGCTCCAGGCATAATTGCATCAATGACGTGTCCAGGAACTAGGGCACCAGTAGCAAGGCGACTTGTCAAATCAATCCCAACGTTACTACCAACACCATACTTCAATTGCTCAGGAATCTCTGGATTGTCCAGTAGGATTTTGGTCAAAGAAGTTGGAGTGCCATTCAGCTTAGAGATAAGTTTGACAATGGCATCAGCCTCAGCATATCCAATAGTACCAAGTACACCAGCAAAAGCTAGGCTAGAGGCAATGTGGGTTAGGAGAGGGGCTGCTGTTTTAGAGCGACCAATCTCATTCACCATCATAGCCAATCGGCTAAGCTCGTTGTGCTTGTAAGACATCAAGTTGGCAGGCATAGAGCCTACCGTCTTACCCAGCATTTCCGTGTAAACCTTGGGCATTTCCACAGGACTGTAGTTGTTCATCTGGAGGTCAGTCAAGTTATGCGCTGTCTCATACAGTCCCTTTTCTTTAGTCATTCCATTTTCATGGAGAAGTTTGACATAAGAAAGAAACGCTATTTGACGAGTGCGCATTTCAATGGCACCAGCACCAATCTGAATTCCCTTGTCCCAGTAGTGTCCAAAGTCTTTAGTTGCTTTGTTACTAGCATCAAACAAGTCAGAGCTATACACATGGTTCTTCTTGGCATACTCAAATGCTCCCTTCTCTACGGGAGAGAGGGTGCCACCATTAAGATCATTCCAGGCAGTGTTAATAGCATCACCCAAATAGCGATAGCCAGTACCAGCATCAAATGACTTCTCCAGTCCGCGACCCTTTAGGAACGCCATCATAGCAGGGGAGGAAGTAAAAGGCTGAACCAAGTTCATAGCCATAAATCCAATGTTACCAAAACCTAACAAGATGCCGTTCACAAATGACTTAGCCTTAGCAGGAATCTGACGCATAATGGAGGGACCAACTCCAGCCTTTTCAAATGCTGCTGCGAGTGCTTGGTCTAAGTGCTTGCCAACCAACCCAGGATTGTTACCCAGAGCATGTTGCACATAGTCTTCAGACCATGCCTTAGCATTAGGCATATCCAAACCGTTAGTTTTATGCAGAATAGGCTTTAGTTCCTGCACTGCCTTAGACATGTTAGCCCACTCAATCATGCGTTCAGCATAGTTGATTTGAGCCTGCATACCATCACGAGCATTCTCCACAGCATTGGAAAGTTCCTTACGGCCCTCCATACCAGTGATGCCCTTCTTAGCCATAGTGTGTGTCTTAGCATTCATGTAGTTGAATGCATCTTTGGACAAGATTTCATTCACATGATCTGCCAGCAAACGTACATCTGGATTGTCTTTGCTAATGAGGTCCAGCATAGCTGTGAAGCCTTCTGTAGCGTTTCCTTTAGCAGACGACCCACCATAATACTTCTCTTCTCCAATAACCCATTCAGGATGGGCCGCTTGTAGTTTCTCAGCGTCAGCCTTGAGACGACTACTAGTATTAGCTCCAAGAATAGAGACAGGAGTACGCTCCACAGTACCATCTGGCTTTTTAACTTCTTTGTAGACAAGACGACGGAAGTCACCAGAAGCACGAGAAGCTAGGTAAGCAACACGAGCAGAGACAGGCTTTTGACCAGTTGCTGCCATAACTTCATTCATCTTGGTCATCATGTCTTTCATCACATCACCATGGGTTTCCACCCAAGCAATTTGATTTTCATTGAAGCCATGCTTTTCCATCAACTCACGAGTTAGTGGCTTGCCATTCTTTTCAGCAATGGTTTGTGCTGCCCACACATCAGCCTTCTCTTGATTGGAAAGTTTCTGTGCAGCAGGAGCTAGGCGCTCATGTACATAGGAGGCAATCTGTCCATTAGTCTCACGAGTAGCACGAACAATAGTGTCGCTGACACGCTTGATAATGGGATTACCAGTTTTGATGGCTTGATAAGCACTACCTTTAGTAAAGTAGTTTGATACTTTCTGGGCAAAGTTCTGAGACACATCAGCCTTACCCGCTTCCTCTTTTAGAAACTGCTCAACAGGACGTTGGTCAGGAGCCACATCACCAATGTGCTCTTTAATTCCTTCAACCTTTGCTAGGGTGTCTCTTACTTTTTTTTGACCAAATGGAAATAAAATTTTACCACTTTGGCGGTTTCCAGGGGATTTGATACTTCCCGTGGTTGTGTCAAAGGCTCTATTTAGCTCTGAGTATCCCCTAGCCACTGGAATACCCGATTCCTCTAAAGAATTAAATAAATTACTACGGGCCTTCGTATATGCAGACCGCTGGCCTGCCGAAACTAAAGAGGGATCATTTACAAGGTTACTATCTTTAGCCTCCATTTGTTTAATTTTATCAAACAAAGTGGTATGTTTTTTAGTAATCCCTAATTCATTTAGTATTTCCCTGGGCTTAGGCTCTCCAATAAAAAGGGCTCCACCTTGACGGCCACGCAAAGCAGACCTAGCCATAGAGCCCAAAGGAGGCATCTTAGTTAGTTCAAGTTCATGCTTGGGAGCAAGTTCATCACCCCACAAATTCATTTGATTGGGGTTCTCTAGGTTCTGTGCTTCCATAGAAAGATCAGCACGGATGGGCATACCATTCTCATCCTTAACCCAATGCTGCTCACCACCAATGTCATATGGGTTAGGGCCGTAGCCCTGATCTGGTCCTTCAAACATTTCTGGTTGAGTGGCTTGTTCCATACGGGCAGTATCTGCAACACGCTGAGCTTCAGCCTGTGCATCCATCCAGTCTTGATGGGCCTTAGAAACTGTGTCAGCAGCCTCTTGGCGGGCACGCTCAGAAGCACCCATATCCAACGATGTCTGCTTAGCCACGGCATCTTCTAGGGCTTTCTGGCGTAAAGCAACGGCGTCTTGTGCAGCACGTTGCTCTTTAGTTGACCCTTCTTCCAGTGTCTTAGCCATGCGAGACATGGGGGAATCTGGAGAAACAGGAATAGGCTCTGCGCCTAAGTCACTAGCCATACGCTCCATGGGAGACTGGCGTTGTGTTAGTTCCGGCAAAGTATCTGGACGATTGAACGCCGATTGTTGTGCTAGTTCCTTCTCACGAAGGGCCGCTTGGTAGGCTTCCTGTGTCTTTTGAATACCAGGACGAGTATCAACAATGGGAGCCTCAGGAGCCTTCACAGCAGGAGTAGGGGCTGTTTCAGCAGCAATACCAGCCAAGTTAGGTCCTTGTACTGGAGTTTCTTTACCCATACGACGTAGACCCGGATCAACCTGCTCAATTACTTTACCAGCAACTTTACCAGCTTTTCCTACAAAGGGAATAGGAAGGAAGTTGGCACCAATGTTAATGGCACCCTCAACATCCTTATTACCCATTGAGGCTTTCTTAGCTACATACTGAGCACCTTCTCCGTAAAGCTCGAATGGCTTCATAGGAGCCGTGTAGCCCACATTCTCTTCCATACCCTTACCAAAAGCAGGGTAGGTATCTTCCACAGCTTTACCAGCAGATTCCCAGGTACTTTGGAGACTTGTAGAGGGATCAGCAATCTTACCACCTACAGCCAATGCTGCCTGTACTGGAATCTTGACAAGTCCACCTGCAATGTCACCCACAGCAGCAGCAGTTCCCTTTGCTCCAGAGACAAACGATTGAAAGGCTGTCGGAGTATTAGATTTGAATAGTCCAAGTGGGTCTAGGCCCAAGGGGTCTTCTTGATTGCCGAATAGGCCTAGGGGATCACTCATTTTAAATCAACTCCATATTTAGCTTTATAAGCTTGTTTAACTTTATCAACAGGGACACCTGGGTACATTTGCTGTACCTCTGACAAAGTATGTGTTTTGGCTTCGGATGGTTTTCCAGCACCACCTGCAACAGGTGCCACAGCAGCGGGGGCTGGAGTGTTCTGTACACCAAGAGCAGATGTATCCACCTTAGGAGTAGCCAATCCACGATTACGGGCATCCTCTGCTGCACGAGCACGGGCATCTTGTGCACGTTGCTGGTAAATTGCCGCCGCGGCCTCATCTCCAGCAGCCATCGCCTGATAGTAGGCCCCCTCAAGAATCTCAGCAGATTGTACCGGATTACGTGATTTACCAAGTAAATCCGTAACTGAGGTAGCTACTTTACTACGATTGTACTTACCACCCTCAATATTCGCCGTATTGATGCGCTCATTGGCGGCAGTCTGCATACCAATACCCTCTAAGTGGGAGCGAGTCTGCTCTTTCTGTAGGGCCATTGCTTGGTCGTACTTACGCTTCTCTGCAAGCATAGCAGGTGTGCGAGAAATCATAGCTAAGCCACGTTTCTGCTCATCAGGATTGTCACTGCGGAGTAGACGTTCTGACGTTTGATCCCAGTCCTTGAAATCATTTTCATTCATCTTCTGGACATGAGCACGCATATCTTCAGACAAAGTGTAAGGCTGATTGGCTACAGCACGTTCGGCGGTGAGCCCCTTAACTGTGTTGTCATAGCCAGTACCTACATTCTTTTGCTTCAACTCCTCCACTCGAAGAGGATTCATCAAAGCTGTCTGGGCATTAGCTTGTTGATTGGATTCCAAAGCCTGCTGTCTAAATTGATCAGCAAGCCCTTGGTTCTGAAATCCTTGCATATAGGACATGGGATTCCATGCCCCATACAGACTATTCAAGTCTGTCTGTGAGGGAAGGTTGGCTTGTTCCATTATTCCAAAAAGTCCAGGTAGTTGGTGCCAGCACCAGAACCCCATTGTTGAGGCGCTTGATCACTCATTGCGTTGTCTGTCTGTGGACTCCAGGTACCAGAGCCTAGCTGGCCTTGTTCCACAGTAGGATTGAATCCACCATAGCCTTGATAGTTTTGGTCTGAGCCAGTAGTATATCCACCGTAGTTTCCACCACCACCATAAACACTTTCAGGCATTGGCTGATTTACTTGTGTGTCAGGGAAATACTGCTTGAACAAGTCCCCCAATCCGTTATTAGCCTTTTGTAGGTAACCAGACTTGTCTGCAAGATTGAACAAAGTGGCAAGCTGTTGAGCCTGTACTTGTTGCTGTTGCAAATTGTTCTGATTGCGCTGTTGCTGCAAGCCCCCAATGGCTTGAGCATTCTGAGTGGCACCACGAGCAAGCTGAGCTTGTAGCATAGCACTACGAGCACCATACTGACTGTTACGTCCTGCTGCAGCATCCTTAGCAGCAAGCTCACGAGCCATTTGCTGTGCAACCACCCCACTAGGATTGTACATATCCTGCAAGTAACCTACCTGCTGGTCTATCTGCCCATTAGAGGCCCCTAGGCCCTGCGAAACATTGTTACCCATAGCGTAGGCACCAATGACACCTCCAAGGGCTCCTAGCGTGCCATAGTTGCCCTGGCCCAGTTTGCGCTTATTAAATTCACTAATGAGATCACTATCCGAATAGTCTGCCATTATCTTTTCCCAAATATAGAGGCAAGAGATTTGCCTAGTTGTTGCCCAAGAGCACCCGCTACAGGACCACCCATTTTACTACCCGCAAAGTGCCCAGCTAAGCCAGCCATTGGAGAGGCAATGCTTTTACCCATCGCAGCATCTGTCCCAAGTCCAGCAGCAATTGAGCCTAATGGATTGGCTCCACTTCTAGTGAGGGCTCCAGTTAAAGCACTACCATAGTTGCCTTGGAGAGCTTGCCCAGCAGCCCCAAAATACCCAGGTAAAGCTCCCAAACCACGACCTAATGCTTGCTGTACGTCACCATTTTTCTGGTAACCACTGTAAGCACTAGCAAGACCTAAACCCATCCGAACAGGAGCTGGCATAGCAGCTCCCATAAGAGCGTTACTAACAGCACCAATCCCAGAATCAATCATTCCAATTCTTTCTGTATTAGCAGAAGGAGAGAGTTGGTTGAAGTATGCTTCAGTACTCATTCCTGGCATAATTCCCATACGCTCTGACCAGGATGGAACATTAGGATTTTGATAGCGAGATTGGTCAGCAGCAGCTTGGTCAGCGTTCTGAGCATTCAAATCAGAACCTGTGGTGAACCCGCCATAGTTCATGTTGCTAAGCTGGTTTAAACTGGAGCTAAGCTGACTCTGAATTCCCTCATTAGTAAACAGAGAACTAAGTCCTGGAGCTAAATCAGAAAGTGAGTAGCCCATTGCAGGAGCAAATCCCCCCTCTACTCCTGGAGCAGGGGTAATACCAGTGTACTCTCCACTCCACCCAGAGCCCTCAAAGTTACCCGTATACTCTGACCCTACACCAGAGCCTGGAGCAAAGCCACTCTCTTTACCACCATATGCAGAGGCATCTGAGTTGTTATAGTTCTGAGAGGAAGTAGGGGGACCATAACCTGCTGAATCACTATCACTGCCGTCTTCCCTAGGCATCCATCCTTGGGCTTTTTGTTTATATCTTAGTATATTCATATTAACTTATATTGTCAGTGACAGTAAGAATGATTGAGGGTATTCCAGGAACAGGAGCAGAAGAGGCTAGATGAATAATCTCCGAGGCTGTACTATCAGTAGCCCAGACAAGTTCAAAGTAGTCTCCAGCCGTCATAGAAAGTACGTAGTTCCAAGAAGCCACCAACGCAGCACTAGAGCCTGCCAAAGTAACTTCTCCAGCACTTTCGGTTACATCTGTTCCATTTACTCGTGCCCATATCCAAAGTTTAGATGCTGCCGCTGAGGTTTTTCTAAGCTGTGCAGAGAACTGGAAATTGTACACATTAGTTGTGGCACATACTACTCTAGAGGTTGGACTACCTATAGACACCCCATTAGACAAATCAGTAGAGTTAAAAGTAATTGGATAAGCTGTGTTAACTACTGCTGCAGTTTGTGTGGTAGTGTCATGAAACACTCCATAACTTTTAGAAGAAGTAACTCGGGTATGTTGAGCCTGTGTTAAATGATAGTATTCATTTGTAGTTCCACCCTGCATACCTGATAGAAGGTTATGTGCATGGTCTGCCAAATCAGCAATTGAACTACCCGCCTTATTAACCAAAGACCAAGCTAAGGAGCCAGTAGAGGACAATAATTGGTATAGCTGGTTGTACCAAGCAATCCAAGCAAAGTCCCCACTATCCGCTCGTTGCGGAGGAGGAGGAAGTCCATCAGCCATTATTGATTGCCCTTATTAATGTCTACTTCAAATTCCTCTACACGAAACAAAGCAGGTTGGTTATACTTAAATCTAAATGCTCGTCTCCGGAAACTACCTAGTTGAGTAATGTAGGGGTCTGTACCATTCAGGATTAGAGTTCTGTCTGTTACCCATGTCTTGTAGTCATCATCCGACCAAGAGACAGAAACATTGTTGTTAACCCCACTGTCATCAGGCACATCACCAACCATAGACAAGCGAGAGCACGTCTTACGATTGAATGTTCCAAAGTCATATTTCTCAGTGATGATTTGACATTGGAATGCTGTTCCAGCATCAGTGAATACAAACTCACTCATTGTGTACACAGTGCCGTTGGTAGCATCAAGAAGGTATGGAGTTCCATTAGGGCCATCCGTTCCATGGAGGCCAAGGAACCTTGTTCCACCTGTTGCTCCAGAACTCCACTCACTCCACATTTCAGTGTCAAAGCAGTAAACAATGGTTTTAGTAGTTAGAACTACAACATAACACTTTTGACCAGATACACGTATGCAATAAGCACTAGCGTTACCAATATTAGCAGCCTCTGCGTTTAGAATAGAACGAATAGGTGTGGTAGCTATTTCTTTTGGCTTGAACCCGTCAATAGACCAAATAGTTTTACCACCGTTGCCTGTGTCACCAACTAGGATAACTTCAGTTTCCGTCTGTACCACTGAGCCTAAAGCTGCTGTACCAAACTGTTGTACAGAAGGTGCCTGTC